TTGCCATATTTAACCCCTTTCTTTATCCCAAAAATCTTTTTCCCATTGGTCGTCAATTGGGTTTTCATGCTTAATGGTTTTATCTTGGTTTACTGTGTATCTTGGTTGTATTTTATCATAATCTTCATCAGATAAGGATAAAAGCCATGTTTCAAAGTAATCATTTTCAGAAAGCACCGAATAAAGGGGGTTAAACTGTGAGTTGGGAAACGAACTAGGCAAGCTCTTTTGAATAAATCGCCACCCTTGCGACCTCCGTAGCTCCTTGACCCTGTCCAACGTTTGGGCGAAAGTATAAACTGGCATGCTTGCCAAGTTGCTCCCTTAAGTCAAATAGAAGTTCATCGTCAATCACTGCCCACTTGTTAACCCAATCAGGGGGGGAAACCAATTGAACGCTTAAAGTTGCGATTGCTTCAATTCTTAGCTTTGCCATAGGACTCAAATTTTCCCACGCACCACCGGCAAGCATTGCCATCTTTCTATCAATCATCAATTTACCATCACCATCAGGCACTTTTGAGATCAATGTGTCTTGATGCTGTTCGCCATCTGGGTCTATGTATGTCACAATTAACGGAAGTTCTCTTTTTACTAGGGGTTTGATTGCTTCTTGCTCTGTTACTAAGTTTCTTAAATCCATTTTTAAATCCTTTCATGGTTTCTTAGATACTCTAAGCAATTCAATGACAAAATAAAAATATAAATACTTGTAAAATTTGTTGACAATGACAAATTCATGAACTACTATGCGTATACCTTAACCACTAAAAAGGATTCATATGAAAATTTTTAACTTCGATCTAGCAAATCTCTCTAGGAAAAGAAGCGCGAGCGCTCTATCTTATTTATCCGCTTGTTTAGATATCTATTCATGGGAAGAAAATGGCAATAAATACGAATTTTTCATTTCCCATGATTATGGTTGCGCACCTGAATATCTTATCAAAAAGTCCGAGTTCAATGACTATTTGAATCGTTGGAATCGCAATGACGCCCCCGGTCAATTAGTAATCAATAATATTGTTATTGACAAAGAGATTCAATCTGCACCCTGCTTACAACCATGGCAAAAAGCTGACAGCAGAAACATCATCAACTATGCTTTAGAACATGGTTATGAAGTAAATGTAGTCCATAGCGATACACAAGAACGTGTATTAAAGATCAAAGACGGGCGGGCTTATATGCTTGTGTCTATATCTGTTGAAAAGAATACATATCGCCTATCAATCGAAGGCGAGGGTAATGATGATTTTACTAAATATGTAGATGTGGATCATGATGATCTTGCGCATGATATTTGTTCAAGATTGGATGTTTATACCGTTGCCATGAATACATATTTTGATAAACTTGCTTCAGCATTAGATCAAGTAAAAAGAGAAATTGCATATATCTAATTTGATTATTTATCTAATTTGTCAAGTCGTGCCTCAAGCGCATTAATCTTTGTTTCAAGTTCAGATTTTACTTGATTATTCTTTAGCTTGTTAACCAATAGAACGGCAAAGATAGCAAGCGCCAAAGGCACATTGTTTTGAGTTACTTGCATCAAGTCTTTGATTTGTGCAATGTCGTCACTAGGAACGCTAAGAGTTGTTTGATTGGTTTGTTCATCCATGATCAAATCCTACAAGGTCAAATCAGCTTCATCTTTAAGGCGTTTAGCTTGGAAACTTGCATTTTCAGAAACCACCGCCCCCGCTTGAACTTGAAATGATCTTGTTTCACATCTTGCCCCTTCAATTTGTGCAACGATCTTATTCTCCACGCCATCATAGACAACAATGGTGAGTTCTGGGAAACTAAGAACATCAACAGTTTGACCTTTAGGCCAAATGCCCAATTGACGAAGTGAACGCCCGCTAATACGAACTAAATCGCAACGAACATCAACAGAACGAGATGTAGGGATGATTTCTTCTGAATCAATGTTTCCAAGCACATTAACTCTTTGTAATTGGTGGGATTCATTAACGCTAATACCTGTTGCGAAGCCCGCCTCTACCTGTCCTAATGCTGTGTTAAAATAGAGCTTTGCTCTTGCACCACTAAAAACTTTTTCCATTTTCTAAGCTCCTTTAAAATCTGCTTACGCTGGCGGTGATTGCAATAAAATTCAAAGGTTCTACTGCTGCTACTGTGTAATTTACTTTGAGCGTGTCACCAATGTTTTCAAGCACGATGTTCTTATACGCTTTGATAATACCATCTAAGACTTGTTGATCAAGGCGGGCGGAAACAATGCCTAAGATTCTTGCACTAGTTACATTTAGATTTCTATCACCTATATAAATATCTAGTGCGTTTCTCAAATCTCTTACGCTTGTATTGATACTTTCATTAGCGGAAACTTCTGAATAAATTGGGTTATCGTCTTTAATCCAAGTAGTTACAGAGCGTTCAATTCTCCACCCTTGATTATCGGAAGTTAAAGCACAAATCCCCGCTTTAATTGCATCTGTTACATCTCTATTTGCAATCCATGAACCAAGCACATCAACCACATCAGGGCGTTTTCTTGTCAATGGGGTTGATACAGGTGTCCCCGCTTGCATGGATGCACAAATCAAAGCAAGATATTTAGGTTCAAGGGTTTGAATAATGCCTTGTGGATTAGTGACTTTTACACTTTGCCCAACGATTGCAACATTTCTATTATTCAACGCCTTAACCCAATTGTTTTTTAAATCAATGATTGATTGATTAGCACTAGCACCAACCCACGCATTTCTTTCACTACCTGCAACGGCGGATTTTGTGCAATGTTTTAGAATTTCTTTATGTACGTCTACATCACATGACCAAGGTACTACGATTTGAATATCACTTGTTTCAATCAATTCAAGGGCATTTGTCCAATCGCTAAGAATAACGCTTGATTGAGTGCCACCAAGTAAGAAAGTCCCTGTGATATTGGTAAAATCATCACAAGCAATTGAACCAACACGAACTAAAGAAACAACTTTAGAGGATGCTAAAGTGTCAATAAGTTCTTGTAAATTGGCGGTAACAATAGACGCAACTCCCTTGATATTTTGAGTAAGTCTAAACCCATCTAAAACAGTAGCATCATATAACTTGCTTGCTAAATAATTGGCGGAAAAATGGTAGTCTGTACTAGCTTGGTTCACAAAGTCCACAACATGCCCCGCACTCTCAAAGGTTGAGAGATCAAGATCAAAAGCAACTCCGCTAATTGTGAGTACTAAGCCGGCTTGTGCTGTATTGGTGATTGATAACCCATAGACTTGAGAAAACACATTACTTGTAACCTTAGTTGTATTACTCAAAGTGATGGTTTGTGTACTAGCTACACCATCAACATTATAACCACTAATCAAAATTACAACATTTGCGTTTGGTGCTTCATCCAATTGGAAGCCAAGCCCCGCAACAGTTTTCATATCGGTAACGTTAACACTGGCATTGTTTGAACTAAGATCAACGGTTTTAGTCCAATTGATAACAAGATTATTTGTATCACTAAGATCAAGGCTTGCTGTTGTGAGCGCTGTACCTGTATACTCAAAAGAACATACATCACCACTTGATACATTTAAATATTCTTCTGCAAGTCCATTACGATTTAAAGTAACATCAAACGCACCATCAAAAGAACAAGTCACATAAGTGTTGTTTCCCTTGTTTCCCCATACAGAAGCCTCAAAGGTCGCTACTGTATCAGCGTTATCATTCACTAGATCATATTTTGCTTGTGTGCATGTTTGAACATTTAAAACGGTCAATGAATTAACGCCGGCGGGGACACGAGCATCCACGCTAGGGGCGAAGGCAAGTTTGCCAAGTAGTGCTAATTCTTTGTCTGTGCTGTCATAATCCCTTAGCGCTCCGGCGCTTGTAAAGGTCAGCGGATTGTCAGCTTCAAAACTTGGAAAAGCACCAACTAGGCAAACATTGCCCGTGCTTGTATTTTGACCACCTAAAGCGCTTGCATCGACTGTTGCATAAACGCCGGGTTTATAGATTTTAAGGCCATTAAGGTTTAAAGAACTTGGCATGTGTAAACTCCTATTATCTTTCTTTCATAGTATAAAATAATCTATACTTGTTTTTGTAGTTTTTCTTAATTTTCAGGTATCACCCCGCCCTTGATACCATTCTTCTCTTGATCGCTTGCTAAAATAAGCAAATCATCAAGACTTGAGTATGTGGGTTGATCCCCAAACTCTGCATCTTTAGTTAATTTGATTTGAACTGGATAGCTTGCACTAAAGTTCATCTTACGTACATATATCCCAAGTTCTTCACTAGATAGTTCTTCTTCTGGATCAAGTAGAGTAGTCCCTTCATAAGCTGTTTGAGAGTACCCCGCTTTCATAATTGCTCTTGCACCTTGTTCAAAGCAAGCACGCAATACAATGAAATAAATTCTAGCAAGTTCGGGGGATTTAGCAAGGATGACAACTTGGGCGTTCTCTGAAACATTGTAACCCACGACTAAACGCCCGTCGGTATCTCTATATTCAGTTTTTCCCATGAATTTATCTTGTACATCCTCTTGACCTGTTAAAACGGTAATCATGGGGGCTTGCGCTGTGCCTTGTGCATATCTTGCACGAAATACAGGCTTTTGAGCAACAAATAAACTAAACCACGATTCAAGCGTGGCATCCTTTAAACCAAAGAATAACGCTTTAAAATCACTCTTGTTTTGTAGGTAGTATTCAAACCCATTATGTAGGGTTTCAAGTAGTAATAGATCAAACATAGATTATGCTCCATACACTTCATTAATTAGTTGAGGAAATACACTAAAAACACGATCCGCCAAATTTAGGGGAGTGATGCCGGGGTGCATCCACTTAGGGGGCTTTTGGTTAATAGTCATCCTACGCCAAGTAATGTACCCACTTGTCTGTGTCACTGGTTTACCTTGTTTATTTGAATAAGTGCTAGCTTGCCTTCTCATATTTGCATAGATATCCACGGCATGATGGGGCGCTTTCTTGGGGACTAACCCCCTAGGTAATTGATTACCTTTTGCACCTCTTGGGCTACCTTGAGGCGTGACATTCCCCGCATTTGCATGAAAAGAAATCATAGGGGCAAGTTTCTTAGCTTTCTTATAAACATCTTCATTCTCAGATTGTAGTTTCTGAGCGCTCTTTTTAAAGGGAACATTCAAGTATAAATTGCCCTTTTTATCCCGTCGTATGTTTCTAGTTTTCTCTTGTAACATAAATTTTCTCATGTCATACGGCCCTGTTGTGCCAATGCCACCGGGTCCCATGCCTAACTCATACATAAGGGCAAGTGTTGCGCTTTGTCCTGGTTTAGGTAAAGATACAGAGATGCCATATTCATCAGCTTGATTGATAGATAAAGATCGTAGATAGCTTTGTTGAACATTGCCTTTAAGGGAACTACGCGCCTCAGCCGACCATTCCGCAAGAATCAAATCCGCCAATTGTCTTGAACGCCTCTTTTGATCTGTTTGTGATAAGCCTAATCCGTTGATCAAGTCAACGATCGACAACTTTTTAATGTCAACCATTTAAACCCGCCCCCATAAATTCTAAGGTTGCTTTACATTGAACAGGCATCAGGCGAATTTGCTCCTCTATTGATTTGCGTACATACCTAGAATCTCTATGTGTATGGGGGTTATCTGCAACATAGTAACGAGGATGACCATAATAGGCAATAGAGAATCGAACGCCCACGGCGGGGGCTTTACCATTCAAATCACCCTTAGAGAAATCAATATCACCATTCACATTGACATCAAAGTCAACGCCCTCAAGCAATTCACCATTGACCACGCCTAAACCTGTACTATTGGCAACATGTAGATGAAGCACCCTAAGCGTTGTTGCCCCGCCTTGTGTATCTAGTACACGGGGAACGATTGGATTCCTTAGTGATTGTACCGCCCCCGCCTTGCGCGTCCTGGTTTCTTTAAAAATCATGCTAGAATCCACCATTGTAAAACGATCACCAAAAGAAGGCAATGTTTCAGGTAGTAGCGTGATGTTGACCATCCCACGAGCATATTCCCCATATTCATGAAATCTTGATTCATCAGAACTTGCGCTTGTGATCAATGCCCGCGTGTCTTGTTTACTATGCCAAAAATAGCCAATCCCTTTACAGAGTTGACAATCTGAGCGAACTTCACCATGTTTCTCTAAGTTTGCGTTGATATCTGGTAAATCTAAGATTAAATTGTCACCTTTATTTGAACATGGACATTCAGCGCACATTTCCCAAGATACAAGCATTGATCTTGTAAAGAATTGCTTTCTAAACTCTTCATTTAGCCAATCCACGCGGGGGCGTAATTTTGTAGGAACTCTAGGGTTGATAGTAGTCATTTTAAATTACTCCAAATTGGTTGATCTTGTACTGAGCTTTTACCGCTTTCTTTAGTGCATCATACTGTTTTTCATAGTAATCCACACGAGAAGAATACCCTGAGTACATAGCGGAAGAGGTGGTTTGAATACTTTGAGATAAGCCATCAATCCCAATAGAACTTGAGGCAATACCCGCACCAAGGATTAAATCCCCCGCTACTTGTAAAATCATGTTACTTGAGGCCTTCAATGTGATCATATGCTTAATGTCACTTGGCAAGGTATCAAGTAGATAAGTTATCTGAATATCTGTTACGGGGGCGGTGTTTAACTCTATCACAAAAGAATCTTGTCCCAATGTGATGGCTTTGCCTGTTATACCACTAGGCAAGGTTAAAGCAATGCGATATTTTAAGAAACAATGTTTACTTAAATTCACTGTAAATTGTGTTTGCCCCGCCGGAAATGTGATAGTTTCTTTTCTTGTCTCAAATCCCGCTGTGTAATCAAATTCAAAGTAACCGGGGATAAAGTCACGCCCTTCATAGAAAATCCCATAATTCCCTAAAATAGGCATCCCCGCCGTAAAAAAATATGATCCTAAACTCTCTTGGGATGGGATGATGTGCATTTGCCCATGAATAGCGGAAACCATACGAATCCATGATACAGGAAGATCAACAGGTTGAAACGATCCGAATCTAATACGAACCTTATCAATAGATACGATGGGGCGATAATCAAGTTTCATAGGCCAATAAGAAAATCGCCCTTGTCTTTCAGCGTCATGCGTTTCTTGTGATACCTTGAAGGGTTCTAAATTGATACCTATATCGTTTTCAATATGTTGGATTGATGCTTGAATTGATGTTTCATAAATCTCAGTAGGAAAAGGCGCGCCGTCGTCTGTGGTCAAGTCAACGCCTAGTAAAGAGGTTTTCTTGAGATAATCGGGCGTGATAATATCTAGTAAAGTCGTAGTACTCATAAGGGCAACCTTTTTATCTAGTGCCAATACAAAAAGGGCATTAGATCATTAATCTATGCCCTTATGATAACATATTCAATAAGATATTTTGATATTTATATTCTTAGTTACTCAATTAACCTAAAGTTTCAATCAAACTTGCACCAACACGAACATTCTTTACAACCCAACACTTTGAAGGCACTTTGACAATAGGTGAACCAAAAAGCATGAGTAAGAAAGGCTTGCTAGTTTGAACTTCGGCAAGTGGGCGTCTAAAGAAATCAAGCAACTTGGCAAATTCCATAATCTCAGAAGAATGTTGAACAAATACAATCTTATGACCGTTAGGAATGTTTTCATTGCGATCAACCCAAACAGTAGCACCGCCAACATTTGCAGCAATTTCATCAATCAAGACGGCTTCACTTGCAGGACGATCAACAGGGGTTCTAAAAATCTTGAAATATACAGCATCAGATTGTTGTGCAATGGTCAAAGTTACCTTTTCACCAGCCGCAACAGTCTTAGAAGCAGAGGTTACAGGGGCAGAATAACCACTGTTATTCATTGCTACAACCTTGTAGAAATAATCACCCGCATCATTCGCAACAAATTGAGAAGCGGAATCACTAGCAACGACCGCAGAAGTCAAAGTAGGAGTTACGGGGGCGCTTGTTGTACCACTTGCAGAGGTTGGAGCTTTTGCATTGTTTGATAAGAATGGGGCACTCTTAACAGGTACGGGGCCAACGGGTCCCATGATAGAAATTTCTTGAGTACCGTATGTAATACCTGAACTTTGAGTAAGTACCAATTGATCATGACGGCCAAATTGAACAGCAAACTTAATCAATTCACCATGAATGTCAGGGGTGACATAGATACAGTCAGGAGTACCATATAAAGGAGCAGAATAAAGTTTAGCTAAGATTTCTTGTAAAAGTCTTGGGGATGGACTTGCGCCACGAGCATCAAAAACATTTGAACCACTGTTATATGATTCGATTTGATGAATAATACCATCAAAATGTAATGAATTGTTGCTTTCTTTAGCATGGAACAAAGATTTTTCAAGTTTACCAAGTAAAGACAATGTACCGCGTTCAGTTTCTAAAGCGATCGCATTTTGATTAGCACCAATCAAGCCAACAAGTGTACCAACATCGGTGACTTCGCGTCTTTCAGCTAAATACTTGATACGAATTGATTTTCTTTGATATTCAGAACGGTTGGTAGTACCGGCAGAACCTTCGCTAATAAATGGATCAAGGTCTAAACCATGAGAATTTACAACAGCGTATTCATGTAAAGTATTGGTCACAGATACTTTTGGCATAGCAGGCCACAAAGCTAGTTGTTTCATGCTATAAGTAGCACTTGCTAAAATGTTTTCAATGCTTTGTGGAACTAATGGACTTAAAGAACCTGTATCACCGCCAGAAGTACCGGCGGGGGTTTGATATCCAACAGTCGCAGATTTACGAAGTGCGCTATTTAATTCGGCTAAATCAGCGGCAGAAACAAGCCCGTTTGCTTGTGGAATGTTTAATGAATTGAAACTCATTTTTACTCTCTTTACTATTTACTCATGTTAATGTTGTATTCGGTGATGATGTCTTGAGGATTGACGCCAGCACTTAAGCGGGAAATTGCGCTAGTCAATTCAGCTTTTCTTGACCAATCATTTTCACTCTTAACCAATGACAAAGCCTTGTTCATAACATCTTGAGTTGTGAAGGCTTGTGCTTTTGGTTGTTCGATATATGGAATCTTATTGAAATTGATAGAAGTAGGTGCAACAGGTTCAAGTAAAGCACGGCTTAAAGATTTTTCCATTTGTTGCATTTTCCCATTGCCGTTTTCTTTCATGGCTTTGAGTTCTTTTGTACATGCTTCAACGGCCTTCATCATCGCCTTATATTGCTT